TCTGACTATAAAGTATATGATTATAAGCAATTTCCGTCAACCCCTAAACCAAAATCTATTAAACTTTATAAAGAAGAACAATTAAACGAGATATCTTATCGTCGTTTTAATGAAAGTGTTTCTAAAGTAACGCCTGAACGTAAAATTACTCGCGCATTATCTGAAGTAAAAAAACGCATTAGAGAAATAGAGCAAGTAATTGAATATTCTTCTAGATTAAAAGACGAAAATATAATAAAAAAGGAGACATTTTGGGTATCTAAGATAGAGCAACTTGAAGATTTATCTGAAAGGTTACATACATTATCTCAAAACGTTAAAAAACTATCAAAATAATGAAAGACGAAGCAAGAAAAGTATTAAGTAAAGACCAACTTAAAGCAAAATTAGACGAATTAGGCGATGAAATAAAATATCGTGTAGAAGAAGCTAAAAAATCTGGTGCTAGTGTTGGTGGGGCTCATAAAACCGATATAAGTGAATTAATGAAAGATTATCGTACGATGAAAGAAGCGTATGGTAGAATATTAAATACTGAAAAAGAATCTTTACAACTTGAAGATATTTTGTCTACATTAGCTGAAGAGAAAGAAGAAGATACTAAAAAAGTAAAAGAAAGAGAAGAACTTCAAGCATCTAGAATTGATTCATTTGGTGAACTTATTGAACTAGTTACTAAAATCAAATCGGCTTTACCAAAAGCTAAAAAAGAAACTGAAAAATTCTATAAAACAAATCCAAAATCATTTGCCATAGTATTCCCTACTGATCAAATGAAAAAAGATTTAGAAGATATATTAGAAAAATTAGTAGGAAAAGATGAAACTGTTGACGAAAGCGTTGACGATAATAATATAGAATAATGAAAAATATTAGCTTACAATATCAAGACTTAAAAGAGGGTAAAATGACCCAAGCCCAATTTTTGCGCAATGCAAGAATGATGTTTCCTAGTTTTGTTACTAATCATAATTCATACGATGACTCAGTTAAAATTCTAAAAACTAAAGGAATGTTAGTAGAAGGCGATGCCGTTAAAGGAGCTCCTGATAAAGAACCAACATATGATTCACCAACACCCGATGCTAAAACTAAATATAAAAAAGTTGAGCAATCTCCTGAGGTAGATGAGCAAGATGGTGTTTATCCTGCTACAACATTAACTGATATTCCTAAAATTAAAACGAATAAAAAAGTTAAGGATACCTCTTCTGGTTTAGAGCCTATTAAAGATAAGGATACTAAAAACGAAATGAAAAAAGTTAAAGTCGTTAAAGAAGGAATCCACGATAAAAATATTACATCAGCTTCTCACACAAATATAAAAACTCCACCTAAGGGAGTAGGAGATTATGATCCTAAAGAAAGAGCAGCTTTATTAGCACGTCTAAAAAACATAGGGCCTAAAAAAGATGTAAAAGAAACTCAATTAAATGAGAGATCATTTGACGATATATTTGGAAACTTTATTAAAACTGATGATGCTACTGAAATAAAAGCATTTATTAAAGCAAAAGGTAAAGAAGCTATAGCTAAAATTAAAGCTAAATTGCCTCAACTTAAAGATCAAGCTAGACAGAAATTAGCTAAATTAATGAAAGTTGAATTAGACGAAGCCAGATTTAAAAAAGGTACAGATATTGGAAAACCAGGTCATGGTTTTGCTAAAATAGAAAAAGCTGCTGAAAAAGAATATGGTTCCAAAGAAGCAGGACAGAAAGTAGCCGGTGCTATTCTAAAAAAAGTACTTAACAAAGAATCAGATATTAGAGAAAGATTAAAACCAGCTATTACTAAGTTAGTTCAAGAAGTATTAGACGAAATGGGTCAAGAATAATATGAGCAAAGAATTATTAATAGAACGTATTTCCACCATTACATTAACTCCTCAATTATTACAAGAGTCAGTTAGAGTAAATAAAGGCCGTCTTATTGTTGAAGGTGTAGTACAACGTGCTGATGCTAAAAACGGTAATGGTCGTGTGTATCCTAAAGATACATTAGAACGAGAAATACAAAAATACAAAGACACATATATTAAGGAAAATAGAGCACTAGGTGAACTAGACCACCCAGAATCTCCGATCATTAATTTAAAAAATGTATGTCATAATATATTAGAATTATGGTGGAACGGAGATGATGTAATGGGTAAAATTGAAATATTACCTACACCATCTGGAAATATACTAAAAGAATTACTTTTAGCTGGTATTACTGTTGGTATTTCATCTCGCGCTATGGGTTCTGTAAAGCAAATTGGTGAAACAGTTGAAGTACAAGACGATTTAGATATTGTATGTTGGGATTTTGTTTCAACACCATCAACACAAGGTGCGTTTATGGAAATAGTTAATGAATCTATTAATTATAATCAACCTAAAAACGATAAACTTAATAAAATTAACGAATTAATAACAGATATTCTTTGCAATAGAGCTGGATTTTGCTCTTGTGAATTACCAAATACTAAATAACAATGGAAGAATTAGCATCAATTTTATTTCACTCTAGAACTCAAACACACGTATTTCATTTAGGAGTAAGTGGAGCAGGAGCATATGCTGCTCATGTTGCATTACAAGGTTACTATGAAGAAATAGTAGGTTTAACTGATGGTTTAGTTGAATCATATCAAGGAAAAAATGGATTAATTGAATTCAAACCAGTAGCTGGTTTAGATAATAATTGTGATACAAGAAATATAATTGCATATTTTGATAAATTAATTGCTATTGTTAAAACATTAAGACAAGCCCCTGATTTAGCTTGTAGCTACATTCAAAATCAAATAGATACCGTTGAAGAATTACTTTACTCAACTAAATATAAACTAGTAAACTTACAATAATATGGGATTTCCATCAGCCGTCCTACTACGTCAAGGACAATCAATAACAGGATCATTTAATAGAATACAGTGTTTTGCTTCAGGCTCAACTTCAGCTGTAGGTGGCCACATATCAGCTTTAAAAGATGGTAATGGAAATGCTTTTTCTCTTGGTACTACTCCTGCTACTGGATTATTTTTACCCCCAGGAACAGTAATGGAATTAATGATAACAAGTGCTTCTTTAGATGCAACAAGCGCTCCAATAATGTTTTATACAATATAAAATAATAAATTTATTCCAATGGCAGCAAAAGCAAAAACCAGTTCTGTAACTAGTTACATAGCAAAACCTAAAAGAAAACGACCAGGTGTTCATTCAAAAAGTAAAACATCTAAGTTAAAATCAAGTAAGAATTATCAAAAACTACCTACAGGTCAAGGAAAATAAAAAAGAACCGCAACTACGTTGCGGTTTTTATTTTTTCTATATATTTATGTTTGACCAATGAGATATCCTTATATATCTCGTCACTACGAAACAAATCCCTATTAAGCTTTTACTCAATAAGCTTATTCCACAAAACAAATTTTAGGAAAAAATGAAAAACACAAAAGACCTTTTAAAGGAGGCTATTGCTGATGCTAAAGCTGTTCGTGAGACTGCTCTTACTCAAGCAAAACTTGCCCTTGAAGAAGCTTTTACTCCACGTTTACAATCTATGTTTGCTGCTAAATTGCAAGAACAATATGATGAAGAAATAGAAATGGAAGAAGGCATGATGGATGACATCCCTATGGAGGGAGCGACTCAGGAAGAATATACTGATCGTGACAACAGAATGGATGAAATCGACCTTGACGAAATTCTAGCAGAATTAGACAATGAATTAAACGAAGCTAAAGGTGACGATGAAGAAGAAGTAATCGATGCTGAAGAAGATGTTGACGACATTGAAGATGATGTTAAAGAAGACGAAGACGAGGAAAAAGAAGTTAAAGATTTATCTATGGATGAATTAGAAGACTTAATTAAAGACATTGTTGCTCAGGAAACTGGGGGTACAGGTGACGGAGAAGGCTACGAAGACGCAGCTGGAGTTGACGCTATGGACATGGTCGGAGATGCAGAAATGCCCGAAGATGAAAACTTAGAAGAAGACTTAGATGCATTATTAGCTGAGTTATTAGGTGAAGAAGATGAATTAAACGAACGTAAAAAATACGGTGGTAATAAAGGAGATGTTCCTGCTGCTAAACGTGGTGACAAAAAAGACACTGCTGAAGAAGAAGGAGTTGAAGACTACAAAAAGAAATTGAAAGAAGAATTAACATTAGCTTTAGAAGCTGTTGAAACTCTTCGTTCTGAACTTAATGAAGTTAATTTATTAAACGCTAAATTACTTTACGTTAACAAAATCTTTAACGCTAGAAACTTAAACGAGTCACAAAAATTAAAGGTTGTAAAAGCATTTGACAAAGCAGAATCTGCTAAAGAAGCTAAATTAGTATATGAGTCACTTTCAGAAGCATTCACTGCTCCTGCTAAAGCTGGAAAAACTCAACTAAAAGAATCATTAGGATTCGCTTCTAAACCAGCAGGTATGGCTCCTGGAAAAGCTCCAATCGTTGAAAACAATGAATGGATAGCTAGGATGCAAAAATTAGCAAATATTAAATAAAATTAAAAAACACAAAAATTTAAACAAATGGACAATTTAAACATGCTCTTAGAAGGAGCAAATCCATGGAAAAGCCAGCAAGCGGAAGCAGCCAAAGTTGCTAACAAATGGGCTAAAAGTGGACTTCTTGAAGGAATCAGTAGCGAGATTGAAAAAAACAACATGGCTATGATTCTTGAGAATCAAGCAAAACAATTAGTAGTTGAAACTAACGTTACTAGTGGTACAAACTCAATGCTTGGTGGTACTGGTGAAAACTGGGCTGGTATTGCATTACCTTTAGTACGTAGAGTATTCGCTGAAATCGTAGCTAAAGATTTCGTATCTGTACAACCAATGGCTATGCCTTCTGGTCTTGTATTCTATCTAGATTTTCAATATGGGGATAGTAAAACTCCATTCTCTGCTGGAAAATCACTTTACGGTTCATTAGCTGACGTTCAAGCTACTAACTACGACATCACTAATGTTGATCCAACTGGTGGTCTTTACGGACAAGGTAGATATGGTTACTCTGTTAACCAGTTCTCTGCTTCTGTAACTTATTCTGCATCTTTAGTAAATTCATTGAGCCAAGTTAACTGGGATTCTCGTTATGAGTCTTCTACAGGTTCGTTATATGTAATTAACATTTCTAATACTCAAGCTGCTACTCTTACATTAGCTGATTTCTTAGCTGCACAAGCATTTATTCCAAGTAGCTCTTTAGTTAGTGGAATTAACGTATTACAACAATTTACTAACTACGTTAGTGGATCTACAAACTCAGCTTTAACATTTGTTACAACGGCTGCATTAACAGGTGCTAATTCATCTGGTTCTATTGCAATTTACTACGAAAAAGAAACAACTCCTGCATTAAGAGGTGATTTTGAAGCTGATAATACTGGAATCGCTATTCCTAATGCCGCTAGCACACAACAAATTGTTATTCCAACAGTAAACATCCAGATGAAGTCTGACTCTATTGTTGCTAAAACAAGAAAATTAAAAGCGCAATGGACACCAGAACTTGCTCAAGATTTGAATGCTTACCAAAACATCGATGCTGAAGCTGAATTAACAGGATTGTTATCTCAATATATTGCTATGGAGATTGACTTAGAAATCTTAGGTATGTTGACTGAAGAAGCAGCTACTGTAGGATATTGGTCAGCAGAAAACAATAAAGTTTGGAATGGTTCAACATTCGTTCAAACTTCAACTACAACAGGTGGTTTCTATAACACACAAGGTGGTTGGTTCGCAACTTTAGGTACAGTATTACAATCAGTATCTAACAAAATCTTACAAAAGACTCTTAGAGGTCAAGCTAACTTCTTGGTAATTTCTCCAGCTGTTGCTACTATAATGCAGTCTATTCCTGGATATGCTTCAGACGCAGGTGCTGAGTTAGACAAAGTATTTAACTTTGGTAGCCAAAAAATCGGTACTTTAAACTCTCGTTATAAAGTATATGTAAACCCTTACTTCAGTGATAACGTAATTCTTATGGGTTATAAAGGTGCTCAATTCTTAGAATCAGGTGCTGTTTATGCTCCATACGTTCCGTTATTAATGACTCCACTTGTGTACGATCCAGATACTTTCACTCCAAGAAAAGGTATCATGACTCGTTACGCTAAGAAAATGGTACGTCCTGAATTCTATGGTAAAGTATTTGTTAATGGTTTAAATGCTTTAGGTATTAACTAATAACCAAATATTTAACAAAAATTAGAGTCGAGCGCAAGCTCGGCTCTTTTTTTTCATATTTATACGAAACCAAAACGTTACATTATGGCTTCAAACCATCACACTGATGAGGTTTTCACTCCTAAAAGAAAACCAAAAAACCCAATTAAGTTCAACTTGCAACTTAATGAAGAACAAAAACAAGCAAAAGCTCTTATCATTGAAAACCCAGTAGTAGTCCTTAAAGGAATGGCAGGCTCCGGAAAAACTCTAGTAGCGGTACAAGCTGCTTTAGATATGCTATTTAATAGAGAGATAGAGAAAATTGTTATTACAAGACCTACAGTAGCTAAAGAAGAACTAGGATTTCTACCAGGCGATCTTAAGGAAAAAATGGACCCTTGGTTAGCACCAATATATCATAACCTATATATGTTATATGGTAAAGATAAGGTTGATAAAGAATTAGAGTATGGTAATATTGAAATTGTACCGTTTGCATTTATGAGAGGTAGAACATTTGTTAACTCTTTTGTAATAGTAGATGAAGCACAAAACGTAACTCATGATCAAATGGAAACTGTATTAGGTCGTTTAGGTAAAGGTTCTAAAATGGTAGTATGTGGTGACTTAGCTCAAATTGATCTAAAAGTAAAAAAAGAAACAGGATTTTCATTTTTAACTAGAGTTGAAGAACAAGTAAAAGGATTTAGAGTATTTGCATTACAAGCTAATCATAGACACAATATAGTTGCTCCTATACTAAAAGTGTACCAAGACTTCAGAGACTAAATAAGGTTTAATATTTATCGGTAGTAATTCCACATAAACATGGCCGCAGGTAAATATTCTTTTACAATTGAACAAGGTTCAACAGTTGAAATCCCATTAATCTATAAAGATAATCTTGGAGTACCTGTTAACCTTACTCAATATAGTTCTAAAATGCAAATTAGAAACTCATATAGCTCTAGTATTCCAATTATTACACTAACAAGTACATTAAATCCAGATGGTACTGGATTAAACATGTCTAATGCTGTATCAGGTGGGATTACTATATACATTGCTTCATGTACTTCTTCTATGTTTAATTTTATCGATGCTGTTTATGATTTAGATATAATCTCCGGAAGTGGAAATTGTCCAATAGTAAATAGAATACTTGAAGGTAAAGTTAGATTAAGTAAAGAAGTTACTGTCATAAGTTAATGAGTCAAATTGAAATTAATAATACAATAAATAGTGTTAATGTAGAGAGTACATTCAATACAGTAGATGTTAATAATGATATTAGCAATGTATTGGTTATACCTCAACAAATTACTAGTGTTGTTGAAGTTGTTACTCCTGGTCCTCAAGGACCTCCTGGTCCTGCTGGTTCAGGTTCATTTGTCGATACAGGATCTTTTGTTACTACATCCTCCTTTAATAACTTTACATCATCTTATAATACCGGATCATTTACTGGATCATTTGAGGGGTCATTAATAATTTCTGATCAATTTTTATTATTAGCTGCTAATTCAACTACTAATGTAGATGGAGGTATTATTGTCCAAAACAATACTGATGGGTCAGGACATACATTTGGGTATACTACTCCAGAAAATCGATGGGTGTTACAATCAAGTTTAAACCATTTATCTACATCTTTTAGTTCTATAGATGGGTATGCAAATACAACTCAATATGGTACACTCTTAGCATTACCTGTTGAACCCTCTTATGGAGGGTCTACTTATGGGTATGGGAATATGTATGTTACTACAGATACAGGTGATATATTTATATGGGCTTAAAATATTATAAATAATTAATAAATCAAAAGTTATGTTTACATTACAAGAATTAATTGTATTACGTTCGTCTCTTGAACTTGTACAAATTTTAGGAAAAGACGCTAAAGCTGTTGCTGCACTTCAAACTAAATTAGAAGAATTTATTGCTCAAAAGGAACAAGCTCAACAAGAAACAACATCACAAGATAAAAAGTAACTAAACATATTGTTATATTTATACTATGAAACACTGTTATATAAAAATCATAGTAAATAATAAAATATTAAATAATGGCCGGTAAAAAATGGTTAGTTCAAAGTTGTTGTACTAAAGGGCTTACTCAAATAGTAGAGGATATTGAGAATAAATTGCTTCCGGGATATGTTTTCCCCGATTCTTTAGGTAATTGTTATACTGTATTAACGGCTACTGAAGGTGTCCCTACAATATTGATAATAGATTATAATATTTACAAATCTTGTAAAGAATGCGGTAGTTGCCCCTCACCATCTCCAACACCAACACGTTCTATAACTCAAACCCCCGCCCCTACTCAACCAGTATCACCATCGGTATCTGTTACACCATCACCAACTACTTATATTTTTGTTAGTAAAACACCTAGTGTAACCCCATCACCATCACTTTGTGCTTGTACATATAGGAATGTTATTATAAATTCCGATGATATAAATGGTGCTGTACGAAATTCTAATCCATTATTAAACAATACAGTTTTTATAGCATATTATGATTGTAATAACAATTATGTTTCTAAATCATATACATCTTCAGGATCATACTCTAACGATATTTGTTGGCGAGTAAGTACACCTAACCCAATTTCATATTATTTTATAGATAATAATCAATCTTCAGGTAAAAGTACAACAACTAATACGGCAAATTGCTGCGTACCTGTAAGTCCAACACCAACACCATCACCTACACCAGTTAGTGGATCTGCTGTGATTATAGATGATTTATGTATGGATATAACATTCGGTCCTGCTCCTTCACCTAGTGCAACTCCATCTAAAACAGTATCGGTAACACCTTCAATAACGGTAAGTCCATCATCTTATCCTATATTTCCTTCACTATCACCAGCAGCAACACCATCTGTTACTCCAAGTAAAACACCTAGTAAAACACCATCTAATAGTGTTTCAACAACACCAAGCACTACACCAAGTGTAACACCAACCAATACGGTTACACCAAGTATTAGTGTATCAAGAACACCATCAATAACTGTATCTCCAAGTAAAACACCATCACCTACACCTAGCCCGTCATCTGGATCTTTAGTAGTATCTAATTGTTCGGTAATATATAACGGACCTAATGTTAATGAGATTTATGCATATAATAGTGTTACTAATGTTTCTACATTATTAAATCTAGGTACTTCTCCATTACAAGGAGGTTCACGTGATATTGCTCATACTTCTAATAAACTTTGGTTATATAGAACATCAAAATCTACAACAACTCTTTACGAATACAATATAACATTAAATCCATTCACTTCAGCATTTAATAGATCTATTAATTTACCTGTAGGAACATCTTTAGGAGCTGGTTTATGTGCTATCAATGATACAACTTTAATATCATCAATATTAACAGCTCAAGTACTTGGTTTTAATGTTAATCCAAATCGGATTGTTAAAATTAATTTAAACTCTATTACTAATACAGTTACTTTAACAAATTTATTTTCACTACCTTCTGGAAGAACAGTATCTGGAGATATACTATATACTGTAGATAATAAAATTATAGTAACAACACAAACAATAAATGCTCCTTATTCATATTGGATTTCTCAATATACTTTAGAAGGAACATTAGAATTTGATTTATCTATTACTACTACTGCTCCTTGGCCTTATGGTTTAGCAACAATAAATGGTGGTATTTATATTTTTAGTGGAACTAATTTAAAACAAATAAGTACTACATTCCCTTATACTATTACTCAAGTAAACAATATAAATAATTTATTAGAAGGAGCATCACAAATACCTAGTTGTAATAATGTTACATTTCAACCAAATATAATACCATCTTCAGTATCAGCATCACCATCAGTAACACCAACGGTAACACCATCAATAACAGTGTCACCTAGTGTAACACCGTCTAGAACACCTACACCAACACCATCACCATCTGCTGCTAATAGCAATTGTACTGGAGCACTTCCATTACCTGGGGGTAGTCTTGTTTATAATGGGGTTATTGTAACAGCTAGTGGAACTGGAGCCCTTACATCGTATCCTAATTATTTAGCATCATGCGCAGTAACATCACAAACTAATACTATAGATTTAGGATATCCAGGACCTTTACTTCCTTTTTCATATACATTAACATTTAGTCAACCTGTTAATAATATAAAATTAATATTAACTGCTATAGGAGGTATTGCCCCTTATGTTGAAAATATTACATTTACTACTAGTGTTGGAACTCCAACTATACTAAGTACAGACGCATGTTGGGTAAATATTTCTGGAAATACAATAACTGGGACTTTCTTAAATGGAGGAGGTACTTTTACTATATCTGCTCCTAGCTCATATACTACTTTAACAGTTTCCGGATTAGGAGGAGGAAATAATGGACAAGGAGTAGCAAATACACCAATGTCTATTGATTGTAATTCAATAGCACCATTTCAATCAAGTTGTGTTTCTTGTGATATACAATCACTTCCTGTAGGAGGTAATGGGACTACAACTTTTAATAATACTACTTTAACTACTACTTATAGTGGTCCTCAAATTCCAACAAATATATTACCTAATCCTACCAATATGACTTGTGTAGGTTTAGCAAGTCCTTCACCGTTTCAAACAGTTACTCTAGGTTATAATAGTGGAGCTTTTATATATACTATAAATTTTAGCCAAGCTGTTAATAATATTAAATTTTTAATTAGTGGTGCTGGTGCAACTCCAGATCCTACATCATTTGAATACTTTACGTTTAATACTGATGGGGGAGTTCCTACTCTTACTTCTTGTGGACCATCATGTGCTACTACAATAAACGACAATACATTACAAATGGGTTTTATTTTACCCTATGGAGGAGCTATTTTAGCCCAAGTTAGTGCTGCTAGTAATTACACCTCTATAATAATTACAGGACCCGGAGGTTTAAACGGTTCTACATTTGCTTTATGCGCCGATACAGCAATACCATTACCATCACTATCACCATCACCAACACCATCAATAACAGCTACACCAAGTAAAACACCATCTGTAACTGCTACTCCTAGTTTAACACCTAGTAAAACACCAAGTGTAACTGTATCACCTAGTAAAACACCTAGTATAACACCATCACCATCATCTGGATTTGCTGCGCTTTGTAATAATATACTTTATAGAACTCAAACTAGTCAATATTATTCATATAATTTTACAACTAATGTATCAACCTTGTTGAATGTAGCAGTAAATCCTAATCCAACATTAGATACAAGTAATAAAGTTCCTATTACTCTAGCAAACACTACTACTAAATCATGGGTATATGCTTGGGATAGTATAACTAACGCCACTGTATTAAGAGAAAGTAATATAACATTAAATCCCTTTACTTCTACATTTAATAGAAACATAAATCTCCCAGCTGGATATAAACCTGCTAATGGTTTAGTTGCTTTAAATAATACAACATTGATTGGAGTAAATTTAGTTCCACAACCATCTACTTTTAGTAGTGGGATTAAACAAAAAGGATATTACTATGTTGTGGAATACGACATATCAGGAGCTACAGCTGTGCCTACAGTTAAATTTATGCTTCCTATATTTACTGAACCTGCAGGAGGATTACTTTATGTAGGAGGAGTTACTCCAAAGATTATTATGTACGTTAAAGATCCTCTAAATGGAGGATGGACATCTATTGTTCAATGGGTATATAATACAGGACAATTAGAAGTTAGAACATTTACTAGTTATAATAGTATAGCTCAACCTGCCGCACCTAATTTAACTACTCCTAGTGGTTTATCTATAATAAATGGAAATTTATATCTTATAGGGTATAATGTGTATGAAGTAGATTTAACTGCTCCATATAGTAAAACTCTAATACAAACTCCAGGAACGCAAATAGTTAATTCTTCACAATTAGTAGAATGTTCTACTGTATCTTTAACACGTCCATCTTGTGGTTTTCCAACAGTCGCAAACCCATATAATTTTGACGGAGGACTTCCCCCTTTAAATGCACCTAATACTGTAACATATAATGGAATTACAATATCAGCTAGCGGAACTGGATTAGCTGATAATATGTGGCCGTATTGGTATAATGATACTGCGCTTACTGATTGCCCAGGTTACGTAGGTACTCCTTATCAAAGTGTTGGATTAGGAGCCAATCCATTTAACCCTGGACTTTCTAATTATTCATTTAGTTATACTATGAATTTTAGCCAACCTGTTAATAATATAAAACTTTATTTATCTGCTTTAGATAATGGCGAGACTTTTACTTTTACTAGTAACGGAGGAAGTATAACTATTACTAGTAATAATAATTGCTCATGCTACATCTCAGGTAATGTAATTATAACTAATGAAATTAATGGAAATATACCTGGATCTGGAATATTTTTAATCTCAGCTCCATCTGCTTTTACAACTTTAACTGTTACTGGACCTGGAGGCCAAGGAGGGACTACTATGGGTATAGATTGCTCTACTGTAATACCAGCACCCGTTGTTAGTCCATCACCAAGTCTAAGTCCAAGTCCAAGTTTAACCCCAACCCCAACACCTTCGACTTCACCTATTACTAACCCATTAGGATGTGTTTATTATAGCTTAAATAATAATACATACAATTACAACCCAATCACAAATATATCAACTCAAGTTACATTACCTGGAGATACATTTAGTGATTTTGCTGAAACTCACACATCAACTAAATATTGGAAAGGAAATCAAACAAGCACCATAAAAGAATGGATACCAACTAATGATCCAACAACATTAGCTCTTAACAGAACTATAACAATTTCGGGGATAACAAGTAATTCTGGAAATTATTTTACCTTTTTACAAGCTGTTGATAATACAACATTACTTACTACAATTACAAACTCTCAATCAACACCTGCGGGGAATGTTAAAGCTACATTAATTCGCTTAGACATAACAGCTAATACAGTAACGACAGCACAGATGACAGCATTATTTGATATATATGCTCCTGCTGGTTTAGATTCAATATTATTAACATCAACTAATAAATTAATAACAGTTGGAAGACGCAATACACCATCAGCTCAAAATGTGTATTACTTATCTCAATATTCATACCCTAATGGAGTTTTAGAATTAGATATTAACATATCGTCTATGGCACCTGACCTATCAATTACACAAATTTATTTATTTGAATCAAATGGAAATTTATATTTAAGTGCACAATACCCTTATCCATTATCAACATTATATGTCGTTAACTTAAACAGCCCTTATACATTAACTCCTGTTTACACTAATATGAATTTATTTGAAGCTACATTCAATTCATCAATTAACTGCAACACAGTTAATTTAATACCACCACCAATACCATCACCATCACCAACACCGTCCCCATCAGCACCATCAAATGCTTTTAGAACAATATACAAATATTTAGATATTCAATAATATGTTAACAGAACCAATTAAACAAAAAATAGAAGATTTATTTAATTCTACTCCGGATTATGTGGGAGTAGGATGGGGTAATAAAATTAGTGATAAACAACATACTGGAGAACGTTCTATAGTATTTCATGTAACTAAAAAACAACCATTAAGTGAAATACCTGAAGAAGAACATTTACCATCAACTGTAGAAATTGATGGGGTTACTTATAAAACAGACGTTGTTGAAGTTGGAGAAATTACTGCATTTGCTTGCCCTACTACAACATTAACTAATTGTTATAGTTGGACCGATTTTTATTTTAACGAATATACTGGAGGACCAACATATGGTGGGGGTGGAGCTACTCCTCCTGGAAATAGAGGAGTTATACGTCCTATGCAAGGTGGTATTTCTATTACATCACAAAATCAATTAGGTACTGTAGGTACTTTAGGTTTTTTAGCAGTAGATAATGAAAAAGGTGCTTTAGTTGGTGTTACAAATAATCATGTTGTAATTGGGGATGCTTTTTTTACTACATATAGAACTTTACCCAATTCTAATGAATATCAAGATCAATATTACCAATCTGGAGAAGGAGGATTTCAAGGAAATCCAAATTATGTTGTAGGTGAAGTTGTTAGATATGTTCCTATAAATCCGACACCTGCTTTAAATTTAGTAGATGGTGCTTTAGTTTCAATTGATCCTAGTAAAGTAACAAATGCTGAATCTTATAAATTATATGGTACAAGTATTTTAACACCTATGCCTTTTGCTACTACTGCTGAATTAGATAATCTTTTAATAACTAACCCACCTTTAGCTAGTTCTGGAAGAACATCAGGTGTTAAACAAGACTCTCCTTGTGGTTTAAAAATATTTTCTGTTGGTAGTGCTTCGGCGGTATCTGGTTATAAATTAGAGGGAGTAGCACAAAATGTTAATTATACTTCCCTAATCACATTTATTAGAAACAGCCCAGACCAAACAACATTAGCAGAATGTCCTTATCCTATATATCCGGGAGATTCAGGATCAGCATTAGCTGCATATATTGATGGTGTTTGGAAAATTATAGGATTATGTTTTGCTGGATCTACTTATTATGGGATGGCCTGTAGAATAGATAATGTAGCCGCTCAACTAAATATATCTGCTTGGGATGGTACAACTAAAAACTATTTTAATACTGGCTCAAGACAATACATAACTACTATTGGGGGTAGTACTGATAAAACATTAACTTGTGCTAGTAATATTTATTGGCAGGTAGGAACAACAAGTTTAACTAATCCTTGCCCATAAATCATGGAACACGTTACTTTTATATTTAATGGTATTATTAATGGACGTCCTTCTTGGGCAGGAGCTTATGGATCTTCCGAATTAACCATTTTATGGAACGGAACATATTGGGTAATGTACGGATGGCCTTATGATGGTGAACCTAGAAATTATACTGATACTCTTGACCCAACAACTGGGTGGGCTTTATATAATAATACAACATTAACAGCAACATTTAATGTAGTATTAGGGGCTTGTCCTATTCCAACACCTTCACCAACTGTTACACCATCAAAAACACCTACACCTAGTGTAACACCTGGTATATCACGTACACCAACACCAACACCAACACCATCCCAAACATGTAGTGCTCCTATATTAAATAGTGTTACTCTTAATGCTGCAGCTCGTTCTATTTCTAGTTATACTTTTGGTTTATTCTTTACACCAACATCTACTTGTGGTGATATGATTTATGAATATTCTTGTGATGGAACTAATTGGACTTCATGTGGTTACAGTACATGTGGAGCCGGATTTGGATGTGTTTCACCTGTTGAGGTATCAATAGATTCTATAAATATTTGTACTGTTTGTAGTGGAAATTGGTATTTTAGAATTAAACAATGCTGTGGAAACCTACAAAGTAACTATTCAAATGTAATAACATTTGTACCTGTATCATTAACACCAACTAGAACACCTTCAGTTACTAGAACACCAACTAGAACACCTTCTTTAACCCCAACTAAAACTATAACACCATCTGTAACCGCAACTCCTTCAATAACAGTAACCCCATCACCATCAGCTACCCCTGGTTTGTGTCGTTATGTAACTTCACTTGAATCTAAAACTGAACGAGGAGGTTTTGTTAAAGTTGGATACACAAATTGTAATAAAGAATTACAAGTATTTAATGTTTATCTCCCTACAGGATCAAATATTGTAGATATTAGTACTTTAAATATTTGTATGTTAGTAGGAACCTCTTTAACTGTATCATCAATTTATGTTATTAGTCTACAACCAATATTTGGTGCTTATTGCTCGTAATTTAGTGCATAACGCGCAGATTATCGCTTACCATACATAAAACAATATCTTATATATTTACTATTTTATTATTGTTTATTTCGTGCATTTATTTTTTATATTTTACATGAAATGATTTTTTATCCTTATATATTTATTGATGTATTATAGACCCTTTAGGGGAAGTGGGCAAGCAGTCTTGTAACCAATCATAATAAATTTTATACATGCCTAGTTGGAAAAAAATTATAACGAGTGGCTCTGATGCCTCGTTAAATTCTCTTACCGTTATAAACGGAATTACAGGATCTTTATTAGGTACTGCTTCCTTTGCTACAAATACCTTAAGTGCTTCTTTTGCATCACAAGCATTAAGTTCATCATATGCATTAAGCTCTTCTCAAGCACAAAATAGTGTAAGCAGCTCCTTTGCGACATCAGCATCTTGGGCACCTACAGCAGCTACTGCTTCTTATGCCCTACAAGCATTAAGTTCATCATATGCACTGTCAAGTTCTTTTGCAATTTCCTCTTCAATAACAGTATCAAGTTCATTTGCAACTACAGCTTCCTTTGTACAAAATGCTCAAAGTGCTTCTTATGTCTTAAACGCAGTATCAAGTTCATTTGCAACTACAGCTTCCTTTGCAATAAATGCAGCAACAGCTTCAAATATATTAGGAGGTAAAGCAACTCACATTCCTTTTTTTAAAACAGATACAACTCTAGCAACAAGTTCAATATACCAATCAGGATCAAGTACTGTAATTATCAATCAAGATAATGCAACAACAGCAAATCCAGAAGCACTATATGTTTGGCAACCATCACCAACTTCTTTTAATGTAATATCAGGAAAAGGAGATATAAACAACTACTTACAATTAAACATACAGAATACTAATCAAGGAAATAATGCCTCTTCAGACGTTGTAGCAACTGCTAACAATGGAAATGAAAGTACGAACTACATTGATATGGGTATTAATAGTGAGAACTATAATGTTAATTTTATTGGTAATGCTAATGATGCTTATTTGTATTCTACAGGAAATGATCTACATATAGGAAATGCCTCAAATAAACCAGTTCAAATATTTGCAGGAGGAAGTGATGTCGATATACATAATAAATTAATACTTAATCCAAATAACCAACATTCAATGTCAGGTTCATTGGATGTAAGTGGAAGTGTTAAAGCATTTTCATTTACAGGTTCCTTACAAGGTAATGCATCTACAGCAACAACAGCAACAAATGCTACAAGTGCTTCATATGCCTTAGTAGCCGATAGTGCAACTTTTGCTACAACAGCAGGAAATGGTGGTGTAACAAGCATTATAGCAGGATCAGGAATAACGCTTCCTTTTGGAGGAACTGGAAATGTTACAGTAGTAGCTTCAGGAGGTGGAGGAGTTACAATTATTTCAGGATCAGCTGTAACATCTTCATTTGTTAATTCAAGTACTTGGACGTTTAATCATAATTTAGGAACAAGAACACCAACTATAACAGTATTTGATTCAAACTATAATCAAATTATTCCACAAAATATATCATTAGATACTACTTCAAGTGCTACAATTACTTTCCCAACTCTAGAAAGCGGATTTGCAATAGCATCAACTGGAGGAACAACAGGTACAGCTTTATCATCTTCATATGCATTATTTTCAACATATGCAACATCTGCTTCATATTACCCTGAAACAGATCCTGTATTTGTAGCAAAAAGTGGATCATTAGCAACTACGGGTTCAAATAGGTTTAATGGTAATCAGGTTATAACAGGATCTTTAATAGTAAGTGGTTCAAGTACATTTACAAATATAGGACCTGCAGTCTTTATAGGCAGCACTACAATAACAGGTTCTTTAAATTTATCAGGCAGTTTTAATGTAATAGGGGATCAAATAACTATTGGAAATAGAATATTGACAGGTTCATGGAATGTAACAGGGTCTTCAACACAAGTAGGAAATACTTCATTAGTAGGAAGTACAACAATAACTGGTTCATTTAGTATAACAGGATCAACTATCCAAACAGGAAATAACACACTAATTGGAAATACTGTTTTAAGTGGTAGTATAGATGTAAGTGGATCTTCCAATTTTCATAATAGTACATTCATTGTAACAGGGTCTACTTTTATTAAAGGAGTAACAAATATAAGTGGTAGTACAAATATTACAGGTTCACTTAACGTTATAGATGGAAATATTAATATAGTAAGCGGTTCATCTTTTACAAGATGGGGTAACAAATTATTTAATTACGGACAATTTTCAAGTACAGAAACACAATCAGGCTCTGCTGATACAGCATACTCAATGAAATTTAATACAACTGATTCTTCATTAAATGTACGTATAGTTAGTAGCAGCAGAATAACAGTTGATAATACAGGAATTTACAATTTACAATTTTCAACTCAATTAGGAAATACAGCAAATAGTGCTATTGATTTTGATATATGGTTTGCATACACTGGAAGTAATGTAGCAAATTCAAATACACAAATGACATTAAATAAAGTACCAGGATCAACGGGTAGATTAGTAGCAGCTTGGAATTTTATGACACCAATAACAGCTGGTGATTATGTAGAGATTAAGTGGAGCTGTAATGCCGCAACAGGCCAGTTACAAGCCCAAGGAACCCAAACAGTACCTACCCGACCAGCCATACCATCAGTAATAGCAACACTAACACAGATAGCATAAGATGAAAATATTTCAACCCATAATATCAGGATCATTTACAACATCAGGATCTGTATTTTTAAAAGGTTTAACATCAACTGCTCAATCTAATATTGTTTTAATTGATACAGGTTCTGGGCAATTATATGTAACAGCATCCTCAGCAATTGCTCCACCAGCAACCTCTCCTTTCCCTTTTACAGGAACAGCACAAATAACTGGTTCACTTATAGTAACAAATACTGTTCAAATAGACGAATCTCTTATAGATTATTCTTCTGTAGCTTCATCTATAGTTGGAAATAATAATTTATACCAAATAGCAACAGGATCTTATACTGCAGCATTTACAAAGTATGTAGTAAGTAATGGAGCAAATGCTAGAGCAGGAGAATTTGTAACAGTTTGGAACGGAACAACTGTAGTAAATTACGATAACTCAACAACAGATATTGGAAATACAACAGATGTAACATTTACATCAGCAATAGTTACAAGTCAAATAAAAATAGATGTAGTTACAGCAACATCAGCATGGTTAATTAAATCAACTACAACTTTTATATAAAGTAAATATTTATTATAAATTAGTTGGATAGGGAAAACTAAATATTATGGCAAACGAATTCATAGCTCGTAATGGGCTAATCTCACAAAATAATTCCGTAGTAACTGGATCTTTAATAGTTACACAAGGTATCACTGGATCTTTGCAGGGTACCGCAACAACAGCTTCTTACGTTTTACAAGCAGTATCAAGTTCAAGAGCAGTTAGTAGTTCCTATGCTTTAACAGCTTCACTAGCTCCACTATACTTGCCTTTAACAGGAGGTACATTAACAGGAGATTTGAGTATAACTTATTTTGGTAATAGGACCTTTACAATGCAAGCTAACAATGTTGGAGGAACTGAAATAAGACTACTTCCAAACACCTCATCTGGGTATGCTAGAATTAATGTAGGTAATACAACTCAACCATTGGATTTTCAAATGAATAGCACTAATGTGATGAGACTTACCCAGGCAGGTTTTGTAGGTATTGGTACAACATCACCAAATGCAACTCTAGATGTAAGTGGAAGTGTAATTATATCAGGACCTTTAACAGTAACAGGATCACTTAATATTTCAGGTTCAGTAACAGCAACTAATTTTACAGGAAGCTTATTTGGTACATCTTCATTTGCAACTACAGCATCCTTTGCTTTAAACGCAGGAACAGGAGGAACTAGCACTGGATTAGTTCAGGCAATGACAGTTGGATTACAAAATATTTTTTAATATATTAACATAAAAACAATAAAACATGGCAGCAAATACAGCACCCATTTTTTCAGGAACCGGAGACGTTCAGTGGACTACAGTACAAACAGCAGCAAATACAACTTTTGATGGAACAATAGGGACACCTGCTCTTGCTTTCTCAGCTTCTATATCCGGAAGTTTTATTCAAAGAATAAGATTTAGAGCATCAGGTTCTGCAACAGCAACTGTAGCTAGAGTATTCATTAATAATGGACAATCAACCGGATCATTAGCAAATAATGTACTATTTGACGAAATCACTCTAGCAGGTACAACTGTTTCACAAACAGCAGCACAAGCAGTTTATGAACTACCTCTTAACTACGCTTTACCCCCAGGATACAGAATCCTAACAACTTTAGGTACTGTACAATCAGCAGGTGGTGGGTGGTATGCCTCTGTAATAGCCGGATCTTACGCAACAATTTAACACTAAATTTATATATTATGCACTACGAATTAATGCAAAGAGATATAGAACCGTTTGATCAGTTCTATTACGTAGTAGACTCACAAGATTGGAACATCTTTATTAAAGCAGTTGATTTAAACTGCAATGAAATAGGATTACCAGGAGCATTTCACATAGTAGATTTGAATCCACCATTACCTATTTGCGCACAACCTTAATATATGTTAGACCTTTCTCACATACCTTCTCAACAACAGCAAACTGTTACCTTTTATGCAATATCGGGTTCTAACTCATGGCAGACATGGAATAAACCTCGTAATGCTAAAATGATAGAAATATTCTGTTTAGGAGGTGGAGCCGGTGGAGCATCAGCTATTGGTGGTGGAACAGCAAGAAATGGAGGTGCAAGTGGCGGTGGTGCAGGGATAGTTAGAGGTATTATACCTGCTTTTTTATTACCTGATAATCTATACATTCAAGTAGGAAAAGGAGGAGCAGGAGGAGTAGGTGGTGTAGGTGGAGAAAACGGAGGTATAAGTTATATAGGATTACAACCATCAACATCCGAACAAACTCTTATATGTAAATCATCAACAACTTCCCCAGCAACTTCCCCAACAGCAGCAACAATTTCAACAGTATCATTATCAGCATTCGGTAATTTAGGATTATTCACAGCAATTGCAGGTATTGGAGGAATAGGTGCCAGTGGAGGTGTAGGAGGAAATCAAACTGCTTTAGCAACAAGCTTAGTTACTGGTGGAGCTGGAGGCGGAGCTAAAGGTACAGGAACATTTTTTGTAGGAGGAAACATAATATCTGCATCAGCTATATTAACAACACAAGTAAATGGTGGAGTTACAGCAGGACAAAATGGAGCTGATGGATATGGTACATTAATTCCTTTTTGTGGAACAGGAGGAGCAGGAGGAGCAGGTTCAGGCGCAGGTAGTCCAGGTAATGGAGGTAATGGTTTTTATGGATGTGGCGGTGGAGGCAGTGGCGCTGGTACAACATCTGCAGGAGTCAGAGGAGGTAATGGTGGAGATGGATTAGTAATAATTACAGTTATAACATAATGTTAGATTTATCATATTTTCAAAATCAAAACTCAAATGTACAAGGTTTCTTTAATGGAGGAACTTGGCAGACTTGGATAAAACCGAGGGGTGCTAAACTTGTCAATATTATTTGTCAAGGTTCAGGTGCAGGAGGAGGAGGTGGTTTACAAAGTGCAGGAACTAAAGCAGGAGGAGGAAGTGGTGGCTCAGGAGCTACTGCAAGATTAACTATAGACGCAAAATTACTTCCCGATATATTCTATGTACTCCCAGGAATTGGAGGAGCAGGTGGATTAGGAGGAGCACCAGCAACAGCAGGTTCTCCAGGACAAAATAGTTTTGTAACTCTTATACCTAGTACAGGCTCAATATCAAATGTAGTTTTACGTTCAGGAACTACGCCTGCAACAGGTGGAGGAGCAGGTACAACTGCAGCAGGAGCAGCAGGAGCAGCAGAAACAATATTATTAATTGCAAATAGTATTTTTACAAATTTAGGAATATTTACTTTTCAAGCAGGAGTAACTGGACAAGTAGGTTGGTATGGTTCAGTACAAATCTCCATAACACCATCAAATTTTTTAGTTGGAGCTGGCGGAGGAGGAGGTACAGTAGGTAATGGTGTTGTAGCAACAGGAGTTTTTCCAGGGTTACCAAGTACAGGTCAATTACAAAATGGTCAAGATGGACCAATTTACTATAAACCAACTCTAATGTTATATGGTGGTAGAGGTGGAGTAGGTTCAGGAACTGCAGGAACAAATGGTGGTAATGGAGGAGCAGGAGCACCAGGATGTGGCGGAGGTGGTGGTGGAACTGGTTGGAATGTAGGAGTAAATGCAGGTAATGGAGGAAGAGGAGGAGACGGTTTTATAATAATAACAACAAGTTTATAATATGTTAGATTTATCTCATATACCAAATAGTCAACAAGACGTAAAAGTGTTTTACTCAAACGGAGTTACAAATGCTTGGCAAACATGGAACAAACCTAGAAAATGTAATTATGTTTGGATAATGTGTATTGGAGGTGGTGGTGGCGGTGGCGGTGGACATACCTACACAGGAACATACCTTGCAGGAGGTTCGGGAGGAGGATCTGGAGCAGTTACAAGAGTATTGTACAATGCCCAACAATTACCCGATACTTTATATGTTCAAGTAGGATTAGGAGGAGCACCAGGCACAGGCTCAGCAGGAGGTTATGTTTATGGACAAAACGGTTTTGCAGGAACAAGAAGTTGGGTAGCTTTACAACCGACAGTACTTGCTCAAAATATAGTAGCAGGTTCAGGGGCAACAGCTGCAGCAGGTGGCCCAGCATCAACAGGACAAGGATTATCAGCTGCAGGAGAAGTTGCAATAGGGCAAGCAACAGCTACTTTTATTACTCTAGCAAATTTTATATCAACAACAGGACAAGCCTCACCAGTATATACTGTAGGAAATGTACAACCTCTAACTTCACAAATAACATGTGCTGGAGCAACAGGCGGACCATTTTCCGGTGGTGGAGCAAGTGTACTATCAACTGCTTTTTCCCCAATTCTTCCAGGAGGAAGTTTTGAAACAGCTTCTGGTTCTAATGCAACTAATGGAGCAAACGGAATAACATCTTGGAAACCATTTTTTTCAACAGGAGGAGCGGGAGGAGGAAATGCTCTAAGCGGCTCTGGAGGAAATGGCGGAAATGGTGGAATAGGTTGTGGTGGCGGTGGAGGCGGTTGTGGTGCATTTAGCTCTGTTGCAGGAAACGGAGGAAAAGGTGGAGACGGATTAGTAGTAATTATTTCTTTCTAAACCTATATCTATAAATAAAAAACAATTATAATCTTACTTTTTTCAATATTTATTACAAAATACAAAGATGGCTGATATTCCTGTATATGATGGTACTTCCCAATTCTTTCCGGGCGACACTGCTTTTGGATTTTATGATTATCAATATGATTTCCAAACAGACGCTGATAATGTTGTAGTATTTGTTACTAGACGTTTAGGATGGCCTATTGAAGTAGTTGAACTCCAACCAGTTCAAATATATACTGCTTTTGAAGAAGCTGTAACTGTATATGGAAATGAAGTATATCAATTCCAAGTACAGGAAAATATGCTTTCAATGGAAGGAAACCCAACTGGTTCTGGTCCATTCAATCAATTATTAATGACTCCTTCATTAGGAGGTGCTATTAGATTAGCAGAAAACTACGGTGAAGAAGCTGGTGTAGGTGGTAATGTTACTTACTATAGTGGAGCTCTTAAAACAGTAACAGGTGTTCAATCGTATGATATGAATCTATGGGCTCAACAATCAGCATCTATTGGACCTAATGATTATATTGAAATTAAACGTGTATTCTTTGAAGCTCCACCAGCAGCAATGAGGTATTTTGACCCTTATGTTGGTATTGGGTATAGTTATGAAGGTTTATTAAATAGTTTTGGATTTGGAGCATATTCACCTGCTATTACATTTTTATTAATGCCTTTATTTTTTGACTTACAAAGAATTCAAGCCATTAAATTAAACGATCAAATTAGAAGAGCACAATTTTCATTTGAAATTCAAAACAATCAATTAAAAATATTCCCGGTTCCACCATCTAGCTATAACATATGGATAGAATATGTTAAAGGGTCAGAAAGAGATAGTGTAATTGGTGGAAGAACAGCAAGCGGCTCTGCAGCAACTAATTTGATTACTAATCCTTCTAATGTACCTTATATAAACCCTAACTACAACTATATTAATTCTATAGGTAGAATGTGGATTTATCAATATACATTGGCACTATGTAGAGAAATATTGGGGTATGTTAGAGGTAAATATAGCGTTGTACCTATCCCTGGCTCAGAAGTAACATTAAATCAACAAGATTTATTAACTGACGCTAGAGCAACTAAGGAAGCATTACTAACTCAATTAAGAGATATGTTAGAAAAAACAGGACGCCAAGCTCAATTAGAAAAACTAGCAGCTAACTCTGAAAACTTAAATAAAACATTAAACGACGTTCCAATGGGCTTATATATTTTTTAATATGGGATATTTAGAAACACTATTAACAGAAGCATCATTTGAAACATTTTTTGTACAAATAATACTTAAAATGAAGAATGATTTTAATTTTACTGAAATATATAATCAAATCCGTGGTATAAAAGATGTTATTGTTGTTAAAGTAATAGACAATGAACAGTTACAAGCGGCTTCAAATGATTTATACAACTATTCTTTACTAGAAATGAAATATCTTTCTCAAGGAAACTCTCTAGATTCAATAAAACGAATCAAATCAGAAGCTTTAAAAATCCCAGGATTAGTAAAATTTGAAGTTAGAACAAAAACAATATTAAAAATTAGAAATTACTAATAATGGCTTTATACGGATCATCTCGTGATATTTCATTCTTCCACGTCATTAATGCTGAATTATTACATAATATTATTGAACAAAACGTTGGATACTATCAGATATCGCTAGACGAAACTTCAACTAATGTTTATGGTGAGGCTGAGGGTGGTACTAAGATGTATAATCCACCTGTTTTAATAGTTTGTTTAATTGACAGAGGAGATTATGACGGAACATATAGTGAAGCAGGACCTAATTTCACTAGAGATTTTAAATTTAGATTCTTACGTAAAGATTTAGTAGCACAAAACATTATCCCTCAAATAGGAGATGTTGTGTTATGGAATAACGATTATTATGAAATAAATTTAGTAAACGAGAACCAAGATATAGTTGGTAAAGTACCTGAATATAATTACAATGGAGCGTATATGGATGACTTTGGAACAAGCTTCTCAATTATAGTTAGTGCTCATTATGTATCTCCTGAAAGCTTAGGATTAACTCAATCTAGATAATGTCTCAACAACTTCCCATATTACCTAACACTCCAGCTAGACGAGTAAACGAGCAGATTGATCCATATATTTCACCTGCTGATGTGCCTGTTTTACCTGAGGATAAAATAAATCGTGCTAATCAAATATCTGTCGATATTGAAAACGATATTACTCCTATTTCATTTGGTTTACAAGACATAGATGAAGCGGTATTTTTTTATTTTGATGACGTTATTAAACCCGTAGTAGTACAAAACGGAAATCAAATTCCTGTACCTACGATATATGGTTCACAAGAAAGATGGGTAGCTGTTCAAAAAGATGGGTATTACCGTGACAAAAATGGTAAAATTATGTACCCAATCATAATGATTAGACGAACTGGATTTGAAAAAAATAGAACATTAGCAAATAAATTAGATGGTAACGGAGTAAATAATTTTGCTGTTGCACAAGGACGATACAATTCAAAAAATCAATATACTAATTTTGATGTTTTAAACAATTACTTACCATCTGAGAAATTCTATTTAACACCCGTGCCTGACTATATTAATGTAACATATGATTGTGTTATTATTACTAACTTTATTCAGGAAAATAATAAAATAGTAGAATCTATTGAATTTGCCTCAGACTCATATTGGGGTAATAAAGAACGTTACCAATTTAGAACATATATTGACAGATTTGATTCAACTAATGAATATTCAATTAATGAACAACGTGTATCTAAAACAAGCTTAAGTATAACATTGTATGGATACATTATACCTGAAACAATTAACAGAGATCTAGCAACTAATGGACAACGCCAATTTTTTTCAAAATCAGTGGTTTCTATTACTGCTGAAACTGTAAAAAATGTTAATAATACTAGAGCAGGAGAATTATAAAATATTTGGATATCTAAAATATATTTATTATAATAGCGTTATGTTTAAAAAATTTAAAACAATAGCTTCTGCTTGGATAGAAGCAGAAAACCCATCACCGGAAAGTAAAGCCTTAGCTGAGCGTAGAGCAGCTGTATGTAATGGATGTGAATTTCGTAAAAAAAATACAACATTAATTGACTTCTATTACTGTGGATTATGTGGGTGTCCATTAAGCAAAAAAATATTTTCCCCTGTAGATTTAGAAACAAACCCATGCCCTGAAAATAAATGGGATAAATAATAATTAAAAACCAACGTTATGTTAAAAGGAAACGCAGAAGAACAAACACAATTAACAGATCAATTAACTGTAGAAGAATTAGCTGAATTTAAAAGTGTTCATGAAAATTATCAAAAAGCACTATTTGATTTAGGAATAGTAGTTATTACTATTGAAGAAACTAAGAAAAAATTAGATGAATTAAACGGAAATAAAATAGATTTAATTGACTATATTAATGAAACTAATGAAAAACGTTTAGCTTTAACCGCTAAATTAGGTGACAAATATGGAGACAAGCAAGTTGATTTAGAAACAGGCAAACTTAAATAATTTTATTTTAGGTTTGTAAGGGTTTTAGAATATTTATCATTAGAATAACACCTAATACAATTTAAAATAACAACATAAAAATGGCAGAAGCAATTATCTCTCCTGGTGTATATACCAATGAAAACGACCAGAGCGCAGTAACACAAGGCCCTATTGAAGCTGGTGCAGCTATCATTGGACCAACTGTTAATGGTATTCCTTATGTTCCAACATTAGTCACTTCATATAGTGAATATATTGCAAAATTTGGAACTACTTTTAACAATGGAGCAAGTGGCTCTATGGAATATTTTACCTCATTAGCAGCTAAAAACTATTTCGATAATGGAGGTACAACTCTATTAGTAACTAGAATCACAAACCAAGGAACAGGTTCAGCATTAGAACAATTTTCTTCTGCAAGTATTCCGATTGTAGGATTTGATGCAACTTCTTCTATGAGTGTAGCTGGCCTACATAAAGATGATGGTGGTGCTGGAACAGTATTTTTCCTATTATCAGGTTCTGCTAATGGGGTTACTACTGGATCTTTTGGTAAATTCATAATGACAGGTAGTACTACTCAAATAGATGCTGCTCCTATTTACTATGTTACAACAGGTTCAACAGCTACAGCTACAGCCGATAATATTACAGCTAAAATCAATTCATTACAATCTACGTTTAGAACGGTGGCAACATCATCTGCAACTAATTTAGCTGTAACTGCTAGTGTAAATTATAATGAAACTTTAGGTAACTCATTCCGTATAGTATCATCAAGTATTACTAATGTCTTTGCTGGTGGTTTAACAGGTGCAGAATGTTTTGAAATCGAAACATTAGCTTGGGGCGCTCAAATGAACAACTCCGGATCTGTATTAGCTTCAGGTGCTTTAGTAAGTGGTAGTGCTACTAATGTACGTTGGCAAGTTCAAAACGTAAATACTACACAAGGTACATTTACATTAGTTGTAAGAAGCGGTAATGATACAGATGCTCAACCAAATGTTCTTGAAACATGGACTAACTTATGTATGGATGTTAACCAACCAAACTATATAGCTAGAGTAATCGGTAACACAAAACCAGTTTATACTTACTCAACAGCAGATGGTCAAGGATATATTGATTATAATGGTGATTTTCCAAATGCTTCAAGATATATTAGAATAGCTAATGTACCTAAAGCACAATTTGGTACATTTGATAACAATGGTCTTTACCAATCAGCATTATTCAGTGGAAGTTTACCAGAAAATGGAGATGGAGGTTTAGCAGGTGCTTTTAATGGTGGTCAAATAGATACTTCATTACCAAGATTTATGTACGAAAACATAATTTCAGGTGTAACAAATGCTCAAGGATTTACAACAGCAGATTACTTCCCAGCAATCAACTTATTAAACAATTCAGACGAATATATATTTAATATATTATTAACTCCTGGTTTATTTTTAGCAGGTGGTAATTCAAATATTAATATTGGTGCTAACGGTGCTGATCCAATCGCATTGTGTGAAGGAAGAGCAGATGCTCTATCAGTAGTTGATCCTGTTCCTTATGGAGGTACAGTTACAAGTGCTAAAACAGCAGCAAATGCTTCAAATTCTAGCTACGCAGCAACATACTGGCCATGGTGTCAAGTATTTAGCTCAGCAATGGGTAGATTAGTATGGGTTCCCGCTTCAGTATTAATGGGTGGTGTATTTGCCTTTACAGATCAAGTATCAGCTCCATGGTTCGCTCCAGCAGGTATTACTAGAGGTGGTATTCCAAACGTAGTAAAAGTTGAAAGAAGATTATCATTAAGCGATAGAAACAACTTATATTTAGATAATGTAAACCCATTATCTACATTCCCTGGAAACGGTGTTGTGGTATTTGGTCAGAAAACATTACAACAAAAAGCAACAGCTTTAGATAGAGTAAATGTTAGAAGATTATTAATTGCGTTGAAAGGATATATTAGTGGAATATCTCGTTCATTAGTATTTGAACAAAACACAGCAGTTACAAGAAATAAATTCTTAAACCAAGTAAACCCATACTTAGACTCAGTAGTACAAAGACAAGGTTTATATGCGTTTAAAGTAATAATGGATGAATCAAATAACACACCAAGTGTTGTAGATAGAAACCAATTAGTAGGTCAAATTTACATCCAACCAACTAAAACTGCTGAATTCGTAATATTAGATTTCACAATTTTACCAACTGGTGTATCATTTCCATCTTAAGTAATATTTATAATAAACAATTAATAAATACAACATAACATGCCTATATTAAACGCAAACGAAATTATGTTTACCCAATATGAACCTAAAGTACCAAATAGGTTTATAATGTATGTAAACGGTATTCCATCATATATCATTAAAGGTGTTAGTGCCGTAAATTTCGATGATGGAGAAATTATTCTAGATCACATTAACACCTATAGAAAAATTCGTAGCGGAAAAAGGCTATGGGGTGATATGACATTTACATTATTTGACCCAATTGCTCCATCAGGTGCACAAGTAGTAATGGAATGGGCTCGTTTAGCATATGAATCAATTACTGGTAGAGCAGGTTACTCGGATTTTTATAAAAAAGACATTACATTTAATGTTTTAGGTCCAGTTGGTGACGTAGTATCAGAATGGGTTGTTAAAGGTGCTTTTATCAAAACTGCAAACTTTGACGATTACGATTGGTCAACATACACAGAAGCAGTTAATCTTACTATGACTATTGGTATGGATTACTGTATATTAAACTACTAATATGAATAAAAAAGATCTTCAACAATTAATTCAAGAATGCATTTCTGAAATCATCGACAGAGATGTAGATCAACACAGAAATAGTGTTGATAATATGTTAAAAGGATTCTCATATATGTTAGATGAATTAGATATATTAAATGATTATAATAAGTTGACAGATCGAGAGCAAGCAGATTTCCTCTCAGGAATGAAAGGATATATTGATCGCTATTTTTCAGATAGATCAGATGCTCCTAGACACTAAACATAAGTAAATAAAAAACCCGATAGAAATATCGGGTTTCTTTTTCAAAAAACATAGTTTCGTTATATTTATATATATAAAATTAAAATAAGTTTATGGCAGATTTAAAAATTCCAACAGAAATCGTTACATTACCATCAAAAGGTCTTGTTTATCCCGAAACCTCATTACTAGCTAAGGGAGAAATTGAAATGCGTTATATGAGCGCAAGAGATGAAGATATTTTAACCAATATCAACTTCATTAAGCAAGGAACAGCTATTGATAAATTGTTAAAATCACTTATTGTATCCCCTATCGATATTGATGATATGGTTACAGGTGATAAGAATGCAGTTTTATTTGCTGCTCGTATTTTAGGATACGGAAAAGATTACACATTCAAATTTAGAAATGAATTAACAGGCGCTGATGATGAATATACTGTAGATTTAACTACATTAGATGACAAACCGCTAGATGAAAATTTATTTGAAAAAGGTAAGAATGAATTTATATTTACTTTACCTAAATCTGGTAATGTAGTAACTTTTAAGTTATTAACTGGTCAAGATGAAAAATCAATAGACGCGGAAATTAAAGGACTTCAAAAAATTGACGCAAACGGGTCATTTGATAATACTACGCGTTTAAAACACATGATAATCGCAATTAACGGTAAAACTGATCGCGTGTCAATAATAGACTTTGTAGATAATTACCTACTAGTACCAGATTCAAGAGCATTTAAAAAGTACTATGCTGAAATATCTCCGGACATTGAAACTACAATAACTTTAAATAAAGATGGATACGTTCAGGAGGGCGTAACTATCCCAATAGGGATTAGCTTTTTTTGGCCTGACGCCCAAATATAGAGAATATTTATTTTCTAAAATACATGAAATTTGTTTTTATGGGCAAGGAGGATATGATTGGGAAACTATTTATAATATGCCTATTTCACATCGTGACTTTATTTATAATAAAATAAGGGAACATTATGAAAAACAAAACACGGAAGCTGAAAAACAGCAAAAATCAATGAAATCTAGAACGGCAACAACTGCTAAACCTCCAATAAATCCGACATATACATCGAAAGCGTCTAAAAAATAGGGCGCTTTCATATTTATCTATATAATATACTTTTATGGCTGATAATTTTAATAAGCAAGATCTTCAAGATAATACCGGAGAATTAAATAAATTTAATGATTCATTACGTGAATCTATAGATTTGTCTAGATCTTTATCTAAAAATGTTAAATCTGTTACTGATGCTCTTAAACTTTCTAAAGGAGCTAACAGTGAACTTTACGCTGATTTAGGTAAATATAATGATGCTTTAAAACAAGCCCAAAGTTTATCTAAAAGGTTACTTACTGGGCGTGTGAAAGAATTAGAAGTATCTACTGCTTTATCAAATATTCAAAAGACTTATGGAGAGTATATAGCTCGAAATAATAAATCATTTGGTGAAAGAGGTAGATTTACTATAAGACAAAAAAGTCTCCAAGAAGAACTTAATAAATTAGCCGATAAAGAAGTTAAACGTCAAGAGGATATAGCTAATGCTGATGCTCGTATTGATAGTCTTAGACGTAATTTAGCAAATCAAGAGGAAATCCGAAACGCTACAATATCTTCTACTCAACGAAAGATAGAAGAAAGAGCAGTTCAAGCTATTAAAACCCAAATTAAAGAAGAATCTGAACTCATCAGAGTTATTGAAGGTGGAGCTAAAAATAATGAAAGAATAATCACTAGGAAAACTCAAGAGCTAGAAAAAGTTAATGAGATACTAGAAGCTCATGAAGGCATCCAACGCCAATATGAAGATGAGATAAAAGCTAATGAAATTCTTCTTGATCAAGTTAAAAAACAAAATTTACAATATAGACTTACTAAAGGAGGAATTGATGGTTTATCTAGTGGATTAAAAGATATCAAAGCCTTACTCAACCCGTTCTCAGCCATATTTGAATTTATTAAAAAAATAGCATTTGGTGCCTCTGATCAAGTAGTAAGAATACAAAAAGGTTTAGTTGCAAGTAAAGAAGAAGCATATGCTT